TGCCGACCGGCCGTGATGTCCCGACCCTGGCGGACCTGGCCCAGTTCTTTGGGTTGGAACGCGTTGTCGTAGGTGACGCCATCATCTCGAACGATGCCGGTACCGTGATGTCCGACGTCTGGGGTAAGCACATGATCTTGGCCTACACCAAGACCGACACCCTGGCCAACCGGGGCGCCCCCACCTTCGGTTACACCTACAACCTGCGAGGTTATCCAGCTGCGCGTGATGCTTACTACGGCAACAACAACCAGACCTGGTATTTCCCGTATGCTGCCTCTGAAGCTCCGGTGATCGCTGCCAAGTCAGCGGGCTACCTGATCCAGAACGCGGTGGCCTGATGATGGCGCTCCACTACACCGTTCTGAGCCCCGTCGAACATGACGGGAAGCGCTACGAGGTGGGGCAAACCATCGCCCTGCTCGAAGACGTTGCCGCTGCCCTGGTGGCGATCGGCGTGATCGAGCAGGGTACCGCACCTGCTGCGGACGTTCGCAAGCCGAAGGCCTCGCCTGGTGCCGCTGATGCCGATCCCGTTCGTTGAAGATCAGTCGGTTTTTCTGGCTGACTTTGCCCTGCCCGTTGTCGCCAATGGCGTCAGCGGGCTCGGCATTTATGACGCGCCTGGGGAGTACGTGGGCGATGGCGGGGTGATGATGCTGAGTGACCCGACGGTGCGATGCCTGGGGTCATTGGTGGATGGGTTGCAGTACGGCGACTCGATCATGGTTGACGGCCGCACCTACACTGTGCGGGAGAACCGGCCGCTGTTCGATGGGGTGTGGAACCAGGTGTTTCTGACGGGCCCCATTTCGACTGCTCACCTGGCTTCTCTGCTGCTGGAGGCCGGTGGATTCCTGCTGCTGGAAAGCGGCGATAACCTGTTGTTGGAGGCCTGATGGCTGACGAGAAGCTTTCACAGCTAGCGGCATCCAGCCCGGCGACGCTGCCCCTCACCGGCGCGGAGCTGGTCTACCTGGTGCAGGGCGGGATCTCGAAGGGTACGACCGCGGCGGCCCTGGCTGGTGCGCTGCCGGATGCGACGACGACCACGGCGGGGAAGCTGTCAGCAGCGGACAAGGCAAGGCTCGACCAGCTGGGCGCGGATGACTCGCCGAGCTTCGCGGGGCTGACGATCACCGGTTCCAATGCAGTGGTGATCCCGCACATCCATGGCGACGTGGCGGGCACGTTGTACTTCCACGTGAAGAACGTCAGCGGCGGGCCGTTGACGAAGGGCACGCCGATTTCGGTGGTTGGTGCGGTGGGCAATACGACCACCCTTGAGGTGGAGGCCACCAACCCGTCAGTGGTGGGTGTGACGCAGGCGCATGGTCTGCTCTATGCGGACCTGGCCGACAATGCGTCTGGGCATGCGGTGCTGTTGGGCGAGCTGCAGGACGTGAACACAGCGCTTGCGCCTGGTTCGGTGCTGTGGGTGGGTGCCAGCGGCGGCACGACGGGCACCAGGCCAGCGAGCGGGGCGCAGCAGGTGGCGACGGTAGGGCGGCAACATGCGACCACCGGAACGCTGCTGGTAGCGATCCAGGGGGTCGAGCCGACACCGGCGCAGATCGGCGCCGATCCTGCTGGAGCGGCATCCGCTGCGATGACTGCGCACCTGGCGGCAGCAGACCCGCACGCGCAGTATCTGACCCAAACAGAAGGCGACGCCAGGTATCCACTCAACACCGACCCCAGCCTGAGCAACGCCCGGGAATGGACGGCGGCAACGATCACGCAGGCCGATGCTGAGGCTGGCACCAGCACGACGCGGACGGCATGGACGGCTCAGCGATGGCGGCAAGCGGCGGCGGCCTGGTGGCTGACGGTCACCTCCTCTGTTGGGCGGTCGCTGGCGGCAGCAGCTGATCAGGCAGCAGCCCGGACGGCGATCGGCGCCGGCACCAGCAACCTGGCAACGGCCGGAACCGGTACTGAAGTCCAATATCGAAACGGCACGGCTCTGGGGGCGATTCCTGGCAGTGTGGTGGATGGCGCGACCGGGGCCGTGCAGCTTGCTGGACTTGGCGCAGGGGTTTCGCCAAAGCCTGGCTACTCCGTGGCGCTGGGATCGGGTGTTCTCCCTCGTGCGCAGGTTGTTACGGCAGTCGGCTCTACCTATACATGCGACATCCGGGCCGCTAATCGGTTCATGCTTGGCGCAGCCATTGCAGGAAATACAACGATCGCGTTTTCTGGTGTTGCCGACCTTGCGGTGGCAGGTGGATTTGTTGAATACGTTGAAGTAGAAGTAGACTTTAGGTACACATCTGGTGTTATCACAATTTCTGCTGCTGGCTTTACCACTACATGGGACGGCAACACTGCAGCGACGCCAACGGCAGGTGAAATTGAAACACTGATTGTCCGAATCACGCCTGCTGTAACCGGTACGCCGTTCACTACGCCTACGGTCTACGTGGCACCCATGCGAGGGAGGACGTGATGCTAGGGCGTAGTTTGTTGATGAAGGCTAGCGGGGCAGGTGTGGCACTGTCCGCCTCGGGCGGCATTGAAAGTGTTATTACGGTCGGTGGTATTACCTACCGCGTGCATGAGTTCCGTACGGTTGGCTCCGCAAGCCTAGTTGTTAGTGGATCCGGTATGGCTGAGTATCTAATAGTTGCAGGTGGCGGCGCAGGTAGAGGAAACGGTGTAAACGGTGTAATAAACAACTCCGGCGACGGTGGTAGTGCCGGTCAAATGCTAACCAGTTCTACCCCGATCTCTGGAATCATTAGCGTTGTTGTTGGAGGAGGTGGAATTGGTGTCGCAAATGCCAACGGAGGCAATGGCGGTAATTCTTCTTTTGGGAACATTACGGCAAGTGGTGGCTTAGGTGGATCTGGAGCATCAAGTACTGTTGCCAGAAGTGGCGGAGCGGGCGGAACCGGTACACCGGGGGGGGTAGGAGTTGGTATGTACGCCGGAGCTGGCGGAGACGGCGGGTCATCATCCATCACAGGCACAGCGGTTACATACGCGGGTGGGGGTGGTGGGGGTTATACATTTGGTGGACTTGGCGGCGCTGGCGGCGGTGGCAGGGGGCAAAGTTACGGCGACTTCGGGCTTGCAGACGCACAACCAGGAACGAGCAACACCGGTGGCGGCGGCGGTGGCGTCGCGTCCACCGGGTCGTACCCAGGAAAGAATGGCGGCTCTGGAATTGTCATTATCCGTTATCCAATCTAAGACTATGCTCCGCCTTATTTACACCCAGCAGACCGCCAACAGCCCCGTTTTGACCGCCCCATTTCTTGATTTCCGATGACCGTCGCCATCCTCTACACCCCCTCCACCCCCGACCTCTACCCCCGGTCGGTCGTCGACTTCCGCGCCGCCTTCCCCGATCTGGCCGTGAGTGACAGCCCACGCGATGATGACCTTTCGCCCTACGGCTGGCGCGTCGTCGCTCCTACAGCTCCTCCTGTTCCTGGCCCCGGCCAGCGGGTGGAGGAGATCCAGCCGGTTGAGACCGGCGGCCAATGGCGGCAGACTTGGCGGTTGGTGGATCTGCCACCGCAGCCCCCCGAGCCCGACTGGATCGGGTTTGACATCGCGATTCAGAACGATCCATCCATCGTGGACGCAATCAATGATCTCGGCAGGCTGAAGCAGGTAACAGCCCTCTCCCTTGGGCACGCTTTGGAGGAAGCAGAACGGGGCGCTCTCGATCGCTTCCTGCCGATCTGGCAGGAATGGCTGATCGCCACCAATCCACCCGCCGACACGCTCGACCGCTTCCGCGCCCTGGCCGCTGCCCATCACCTACCGGCTGATTTTCAGGCGGCGATTGCCGCTGCTCCAGCAGGGCCGCCGGTAGCGCCATGACCCGCGCCTGGCGAGATCTGGCGATCGGCGTGCTCGGCATCATCGCCGCCGGATTCCTGTTGCGTGTCGTCTCAGAGCCGTTTCGCGTCGATGCCAACCGCTACCGATTGGAGCGGCTGGAGGAGCTGACGGATCAGCAGGAACGCCGCATCCTGCGGCAGGAGGTGCGGCACGAGATGGCCCCACCCGGCGGCCATCATTCCACCATCCCGAGGCGTTGACCCATGCCAAGCCGCTGTGAGCAGATCCTGCAACACCTCACCGGCACCACCCAGGGCGCCGGCATCCTCGGCGCCGCGGCTGGTGTTGGTGGGCGCGTCTACCGGGACCGTGCCGAGGCGTTCGCACAGGCGGAGCTCCCCGCGTTGGTGGTGCTGCCTGACGTGGATGATCCGACGCCAGCCTTCACCAGCTGCCGCACCCGTTGGGTGCTGACGGTGCGGATCTACATCCTGATCACCGGCGGGGCGGTATCACGCCTGGCGGATCCCACCAGGGTCAGCATTCATCAAATCCTGATGGCAGATACAACCCTCGGAGGATTGGCCACGGCGGTCAGACCGCTGGCGACTCGCTGGCAACCGGACAAGGGAAACGAAGGGCCAGGCGTCGTCGACATGGGTTACCAGATCGATTATGTTACGAGGGAGAATGACCTCACGATCTGATGCCAGACGCGAAGCCAGCTGTGGTTGAAGTGCCGCTTCCTGACGTGTGTGGCCACTTCGAGCGGGGCCCCTCTGAGACGAAATGGCGTCGCACCGATACGCCAGAGCTGGACCATGCGCCCAATCCTGCGGCCCCTGCTGGGCATGCCGGCGCCACCCACACTGACCCGCACGCCGGCACCGGCACCGGCGGCACTGGCACCGGCGGTACTGGCACGAGCGCCCCGGCGGCTGGTGCTGGCACCGGCAGCTCCTCCGGCACCACCTCCCCCTAAGTCGCCATGCCCATCAACAGGAACCAGGCCCTTCTCACCTTCAAGGAGGAGGCCATCTACGGCACGCCCCCGGCGAGCCCCTACACCCCGCTGCTGATCCTTAAGGATCCAGAACTCAGCCCGCTGGTGGCCGATCGGTTGGAGCGCGGCCAGGCCAAGCCCTGGTTTGGTGCTGATCGAAAGCGGCTGATCAACAAGCGGGTGACGATGACCTTTTCGGTCGAGGATGGCGGCAGCGGGGTGGTGGGCACTGCCCCGGCCTATGGGCCCCTGCTGCTGGCGTGCCGCTTCACTGAGACGATCGTCACCGGTGTGTCGGTCACCTACTCGCTGGTGAGTACCGGCATCAAGTCGCTCACGATGCGATGGGTGGAGAAGGACACGGCCAGCGGCCAGGCGATTCAGCACCAGTTCTCAGGCGCCTACGGAACCGCGACCATCATCCGCAACAGCGGCGAGTATCCGAGGATCGACTTCGAGTTCCAGGGGATCTACAGCCAGCCGACTGATATCACCTACGCGGCCGGCACCTACGCGAACCAGGGCCTGGCGGTGGAGGTGAACAGCACCAACACGCCACTGGTGACGATCAACGCTGTGGCGTGCTGCATGTCGGAGTTCGAGGTGGCGCTCAACAACGACCTGGTGCATTCCAACCGGGCCGGCTGCACTGAAAAGCTGTCGATGACCGGATCGAACCCCGAGGGGCGCATCCAGGTGGAAGACAAGCTGATCGCGGGCCAGAACTTCTGGGCGCTGTCTGAGTCTGATCTGACCTACCCAATCGTGGTGGGCCACACCGGCGGGACTGCCGGCACCCGTAGCACCGTCACGGTCGGCAAGGCGGACATCTACGAGCCGAGCTTCGCGACGCTCGACAACGGGACCAGGTTCATCAACCTACCGTTTGCGCCGATCTCGACCGATGGAACCTCTGAGCTGTCGATCGCCTATACTTAAGGGGTCTCGCCTATCCAACTATGGCGCTCACTTTCGGCAAGCTCAGTGATTCCTACAAGTGGCCGGTGAAGGTGCCTGTTCCGGTTGATGGGGGTGATATTGAAACCCTGGAGTTCCAGGGGCGATTCAAGCGGTTCACGCAGCAGGAATCGGAGGCGATTCTAAAGCGTGCGCTGAGTGCGAACCGCTCGCTGATGACCGGATCGGAGCCGAGTGATTCCGACACCGACCTTGGCATCGCGCCAGAGGTGATGATCGGTTGGGAGGACATGCCCGGTGATGCTGGCACGGTGCCGTTCACGGCCGAAGGATTGGAGCAGCTCCTGTCTTACGGCGGCGCCGCCCGGGCGATCGTCGAGGCGTGGAACGAATCGCTCAGCGGGAAGAAGGCAAAAAACTAGAAGCGGTCGCACGCTACCTCTTGCGGGATGATCGCAAGGGGTTGGATGATGCGGCCGAAAAGCTACGGGAAACGGCAGCGCTTCAGGGGGTGACCTTGCCACCGGAAGCGCTGGCGGTGCCGGCAGAGGAAGACCTGGAGATCGAGCCGGAGGCGGTGCCAGCGGTGGAGCTGTTCTGCCGGGTGCTGACCCAATGGCGCACCGGCCCCAACGGCTACCTGGGCCTGGACTACGGCGTGCTGCTGTCGATCATGGAGCTGGATGGGGTGAAGCGGAAGAAGCGGGCGGCGTTGTTGGCGGACGTGGGTATCATGGAGGGAACCTGGCTACATGAGTTCCGCGTGGCGAAGCCTGACAGCAGCGAGGAATCCTGATGGCCGTAACGTATGACGCGCTCTTCAAGATCAACGCCAAGGCCAGCGGCGCGGGTGAGGTTAAGGCGCTGGGCACTGCGATCGGTGGGCTGACGAAAAGCGCGGCGGGATTGGGTGCGATTGCTGGCAGCATCACCGGCCTAGGAGTGGCGCTAGGTGGCCTCGGGCTGGCGGCAGCTGGCAAGGGGATCATCGACATGGCGGACAGCCTGGATGAGCTGGCGCAGCGCTCTGGTGCATCAGTCGAGAACCTCAGCAAGTTGGGCGCGGCGGCGCGGCAATCGGGCCTCGACACCGAGCAGGTATCGGCGGGGCTGGTGAAGCTGTCGAAGAACCTGGGAGAGATCGCAGCGGGCGGCGGGAAAGATGCGAAGGCGGCGCTCGATCAGCTGGGGGTGTCGGCATTCAACGCATCGGGCGAGCTGCGGAAGCCTGACGAGGTGATGTTCGATCTGATCAACAGCCTGTCGAAGCTGGAGGACGGCGGGGAGAAAACCAGGCTGTCGATGGAGCTGCTTGGAAAAAGTGGCGCTTCATTGATTCCAGTCTTCAATATGGGATCAGAGGCTATCAAGGGATTGAACACGGGAATATCAGCGGAGTTCGCGAAGAACGCGGGAATCTATAACGACCGGATGGAAGCGTTGAAGATGCAGTTCACGGCGTTGGGGGTGACCGTGCTTGAGCAGTTATTGCCCAGCATGATCAAAGGGACTGAGTTCATCGGCGGGCTGGTTACGACAGGGCAAAATTGGCTCAAGCAAAATGAAGGGGCGATCGGCGCGTTTGCGAAGGGTATTGCATCAACAGTTGTCGAGCTTGTAAAAATTGCCGGCCCCATTGCGGCGGCCGTTGTCGCTTACAAGGCTTACCGGGGTGCAGTGGCTGCGGCTGCGCTGGCGCAAGGATTGTTCAATGCCACCACGATGGCCAATCCAATCGGGTTGCTTGCTGCTGCGGCTGGGCTTGGGATTGGTGCGGTTGCTATA